ATTACACAGCTGATTGACTCAGGTATTATATCTGGTGAGCTTAAAGAGGTTGATGTAGATAACCTAGTTAAAGCGCTTGCTTATAAATTCATTGATCTGGACGGCACATGAGTACAAATATAGATGTGAGTTGGCCGGGATTGGCAGCAATCGGAGAGCCGGAGCGATACATAGTTGATACTTATAGGCGCGGGAACAAATACATGGTTAAGGTGACAGATACGCATACCGGCAAGAAGTACGAAAGCGCCGAGCACCACAGTAGATTTATAGCACGCCAGCAATGCATAAAACAAATACGTGAGGATTACAGTAATGACAGCTAAGAAAACCACAAAGAAAGCCAAGGTAGCATCGGTAGTATCAAAGAAGGTCACAAAGAAAGATGTTGAGGTTGCAGTAGAGAAGGTAGCAGCTGAAATGTTACCTGAAGTAGTAGAGCCAGTTAAGCTTGAGGTAGTGATCGAAGAAGCTGAGAAGGTAGGTGAGAAAGTAGTAGAGGGCTTAGTTGAGAGCCTTAATAAAACCGATATTGTCATAGCTGCTGAGGTTATTAAAGAATCAAGCCTCATAAACACCAAGTTCATGCACGGTACTGAAACAGCCCGGGTAACATCTCAAGACGACAGAGGTATCTGTACTGCCCTCAAAGAAGGGAAGCGCCGCAAAGGTAAGAAGGTTACACTAGACTTTGAGATCCGAGTTACAGCCCCTTACGTTAATTTACATAAGATCAACTAAGAGTATATGATTATGAATTTTGGTGAAGCTTTTGAACTTGTTAAAAAAGGCCAAGGAATGCGATTGTCTGCCTGGTCTGAAGATGTTGTTATTCGAGCCCAGTATCCCGATGATAACTCAAAAATGACAGCTCCTTATTTATATGTTGAAAGCAGATTTGGGCTAGTGCCATGGAAAGAGACTGTTATTGAATTGTTTTCTGAAGATTGGGTTATTGTAGGATAAAAACATGTCACTAGAACAGATAGTTAAGTTTGCTGACCCAACCACCAACATAGCTAAAGAGGTATTAGAGCTTGATAATGGTGCGGATACCCTACTCAAATTAGCAGCCCAGGTTGTACGTGATGAACAACGTGACCGTGACTCAATGGATGAATGGGTTGAAGCAGTAGACGATGGTAAGCAGCTATCCAAACAGGAGACGCGGGCTAAGTCGGAACCATTCGAAGGTGCTGCCAACTTCAAGACTCCAGCTATTCAAAAGGCAACGATATCATTTGGTGACAGAGCTAAGGCGGAGATACTGCGCGGGCCTAATTTACTTAAGATGGAGATTATTGGTAACGATAAGGATCTAACCAAGAAGAACAAAGCAGACAATGTCAAGACGTTCATGAACTGGCAGCTCAATCATGAACAACGCGGGTGGAGAGATTCACAGCGTAGAATGTTATATGAAATCCCAGGTGCCGGCACAGTATTCAAAAAGGTGTTCTTTGATCCTATCCTGAAGATCAATCAGTCTGAAAAGATCAGATACCCTGAGTTCTCAGTCAACCAAGCAACGACAGATATCGATACAGCTCGCTCATTCACACATCTGATGGACATACCACAAAATGTAATATTCGAGCGTCAAGCGGCTGAGCTATGGCTAGATGTAGATATATACCCTGAAGATGTCGATGGTGATGAGGGATCAAACGAGAAAGAGGAAGTTCTTGACGCTGATGATAACGACCAAGTATTTCTAGAGCAGTATTGCTTCTACGATCTTGACGGTGATGGATACGAAGAGCCCTACATAGTCACAGTACACAGACAGTCAAGCCAAGTAGTTAGGATTGTGGCGCGCTATGATCTTAACGACATCTATATCCGAAATACGAACAAAAGCATTGAGAAGTTTGTTAAAGGGCAAGACCTTAAAGGTTTGGAATTAGTACGTATTGAGCCAATGGCCTGCATAACAAAGTATGGTTTCATTCCATCACTTGACGGCACATTCTTAGATATCGGCTACTTCCATCTGATCAGCGCATTAAGTAAGGGTGTCAACTCGACTACCAATCAATTGCTCGACAGCGGTTCGTTCTCTAACCTTCAAGGTGGATTCTTAGCTAAGGGCTTCCGCAAGAAAATGGGCAACCTTAGAGCTAAGCCTGGATCATGGATTAGTACGGACATCTCCGCACAAGACCTGCACAACGGTATCTTGACTCATCAGTACAAAGAACCATCAGCTACGCTATTCTCATTGAATGAGAAGCTTAAACAAGAACTAAAAGAATTCAGCGTTATCGTTGACCTAAACGGCACGCTCGCCCCTAATGCACCAGCTACTACAACACTTGCCTTATTACAAGAAGCTCTAGTCCCGATGTCATCTATCCTGCAAAGTATTTTGGATGCGGAGTCGCAAGAGTTTAGATTATTATTTATACTAGACTCTAAGTTCACATCTCCAGCTCAATACCAGCTAATACTAGATGATGAGTCTGCTAACTTTGAGACAGATTTTGACTTAAATGTAATGGATATATCGCCAACTGCCAGTGCAGAGATGGCGTCAAGAATGCAAAGGTTACATGTAGCTGATGCAATGGTTAATAGGGCTGAAGTCCTTGCGTTGTCAGGTGGTGACACGAGGCCAATATGGGAGTTCTGGTTTGATGCGCTGGGTGCAAATGAGGTTAAAGGTCAGGTATTCCCGGATGAGGCACAGATGGGCGAAGAACAGAAGGCCAGAATACAACAACAACAGGATGAAGCTAGAAGAAAGGCGCAGCTTACAGCAATCGAGATAGACCACGATGAGCGCAAGATAGCCGCCGATGAATCCAAAGGTAAGTCAGAAGAAGCTAAGAACTACAGCCAGGTTATTCTGAATTTAGAGAAAGCAGAAACAGAAGATGTTAATAACAAGGTGAGTATTTATACCGCGAAATTAGATTCGGTAACTAGAGCCATAGACAATACCACTAAAGAAATCCAACAAGACAGAGATGAGGCAAAAGATGCTGAAAGATTATCTGGACAAGCTGAGCGAAGCACGACAAGCACACCCAATATCTGAGGGTGATTACGAACAATTCAAAGATAACCCAATATTCAAGCGACTACTTAATGATATTGAGGAGTCTATTCTGTATCAACTGGATACAATAGGCTCGACACCGCTATCGTGTACTACTGACGAAATAGCGATGAATGCCATTAAGTTTAACGAGGCACAAAATAGCTTAGAGTTTATCCGAGAGTGGATACCAGAAGAATTGTCTGAAGGCGATGAGTAATGGCTATAGAGATAACTTATTGCTGGAAACACTTAAGCTCGTGCGGAGTACTTAAGGACCTAAGATCATGGCATGAAGGCTGCTGGGATGAAGAGAGTCTTGCTGATACGTTTTTTTTCAGCGAGGAAGACGCAATAAATAAACTAGATGAATGGATCGAAGATAGAAAATGCAGCGGTTATAGAGACTTTGTTTTAATAAAGAAATACAGTCGGTCAGATGAATTATCCATAGATGAGAGTGAGTAGTATGTTTAGATTCATAGAGAATTGGAAGTTAAGGCGCAAAGAAAGAAAGTTTATTGAGATGTATGACGAGTATATGGAGCCCTTGATTAAGGAGTTCTGTAATTTGCTTGACTGCAGTTATGATAGGGATATAGAGGATGATGTTTATCTGTGTCGCAGCTCATACCATGGATCTAGAAAGCATTACAGTTATCACACTGTAAGGATCCCCGTATTACAGTTCATGAGCTACCCAGGTGAGATCAAGAACGCAATTAGGGATGCTATTGAGATGACCCTTAGCTCTTACCGATCTATGCCTTCAGCAACATCCTATCAAATGCAAGCATATTCATGTGGTGGCAACAAAGATTCACTATCACAACAAGAGCTTAATGAAATAGTCCAGTTCGTTTTAATGATCAGTAGAGGTCAGATTAAATTACAGCCTAAAGAGGGTAAAGCAGCATGAAACTAAGACCAACAGGTTATTACGTGTTAGTACAGCAGGAAGAGATCGAAAATGTATCAGAGAGCGGCATTATCTTAGCGTCAAAGAAGGAGTTAGATCGAGACCAAGCGGGACACGATGTTGTGAGGATTCTAGCTTTTGGACCTACTTGTTTCACTGGGTTTAGGGGTATTACTGATGAGGCTAGCTTAAAGAATAGGTGTGAAGAGTATGGCGTCAAGGTTGGCGATCTAGTGCAGATAGCTAGATACGACATAGCCGAAGCAAGGCATGCCGACAAAGATGTATTTATGATCCAAGATGAGCATATTAGAGGTGTTTACGATGAGTGATGGACTAGAGCAAGCAGTGGAAGATGCAACTGGTGAGCAGGTTGATAATGAAGCCGAGCAGAATACCGACCAGGAAACCAATCAAGAAGTTGAATCGCCAGAGGTTAGTCCCGATGTCGAGAAAGCGATGTCGGGAGGATGGAGACCTAAAGATGAATGGAAAGGTGATGCTGATGATTGGGTAAGTGCTAAGAGATTCAATCAAACCGGTGAGTTGATGGAGTCAGTGTCGAGCCTACGTAAGCGAGTAGATAGGCAGAGTGAGGACTTCGATAAGCGTACAGCTAGGCAAGTAAAACTACACGAAGCTCAAACCAAACATGCGATAGATAATCTTATCGAAAAGAGAGACAACGCTGTTGATATGGCAGATAGGGATGCCGTCAACAAGATACAAGGCCAAATCGATGAGCTTGGCACACAACCAGAAGAAGTCGCGCCCGCCAAAGATACGCAAGATCTGGATAACTGGAACATAGCCAACCCTTGGATTAATGAGGAGACACCTAAGTCTGCTTATGCTTTCCAGCAATACGGTAAATACTGTAAGGCCGGCAATAGTGACATTGAGTCTATTCGATTAATGGAAGCTGATATCTCTAAGGAGTTCCCTGCAATCAATTCAAGGCGGGAAAATGCTCCAACTGTAGAAGGTGGTAGATCTAACCCCGGTAAGCGTGTTGAACGCAAGTTAGCATGGAATGAGCTAACGCGAGAAGAGGTCAACATATTTACAAGTATGGCCGGCACATGGACCAAAGACGAATACATTCAAGCGGTTGCAGATGATAGAAAAGCGAGGAAAGGCTAATGAGCAAGCAAACAAAAGGTAAGCCAGCAAAACCACGCGGTAGAGCTGCAGCATCCAGAGTAGGACTGGAGACATCACAGGTAGAAGTACAGAAAAGCCGTACTGAAGAAAGAAAACCTGATCGAGCCGCTCGCGTACCTATGACTAATACGCTAAAATTACAATTTAACGGTCAACTAGACACTGAGAAATTCTACTATCGGTGGTTTAAAGAAGAAGATGGCAGGTTAGGACAAGCTCAAGGTGCCTACTACGACCACGTTATTATCGATGGGGCTAAAGTTAAAAGGCAGTACAAAGCCACCACACAGTATTTAATGCAGTTGCCTATACAATACCGCAAGGATGATCAAAAGTTGAAAGAGGGAGCAATCAAAGGTAAACTGAGCGAGAAACAAACACTTGCAAAGGATGAATACCTGCCAGATGATCGGCACCATGCTTTGGAAAAAGATGATTACGACCCTTTAGCGGGTTAAAGTAAATATAATATAAGTTCGATCAGAGGTAGACGGCCTTTAGTGATTGGAGTTGGTTACTAGCTATTTAAGCTATTTAATTTAATTTTAAATCATTGGAGGTCTGACTATGTCAGGTTTTGAAGCACGAAATAAAAGTGGGGCTAGTGAGACAGCTGGGATGGTTCAAACCTTCGCAGTCGACGCTGGGCACACAACACTCCTAGCTAAGGGAGATGTAGTTGTCATAACAGGCAACGGCGATGTTAATGGGGTATCTGAAGTTGATACTGGTAACGCATCTACATTAAACACTGGCGTCATCGCATCCGTAGATTTCACTCTAGCCGGTGAAGCACTCACAGAAACAGGCTTGCTAGCTCTAACAGCCGGTACAGTCAAAGTTAATCAAGATCCAAATCAATTGTACGAAGTTGAAACTGACGCGACGGTTACAGTCGCTGATGTGGGTCTGAATTGCGCTATTAATACCACTGCAGCAACAAAGTCTGGAGGTCTTACGATTTCCAATATGAACGTTGACGCCGGTACTATTACCACTTCTACAGCTCTTCCATTTCGCATAGTCGCATTACTGCTTGGTAAAACATCGGGTGTCTTAGGGGATCGTGTTCTAGTGCGTCCTAATGCTACAACTCAATCCACTGGTGCGGTAGGTATCTCTTAAGGGGAATTATTATGTCAACAATTACTACAGGCAATTTTCCTCGCCTACTCCAAGAGGGATTAAATAAAGTATTTGGAAACACGTACAACCAGCATGAAACAGAGTGGGATAAGATCTTTGACCGCAATGAATCACGTAAAAACTTCGAAGTTGACGCACAGCTAGAGGGCTTTGGACTTGCTCCAGAGAAACCAGAAGGTGACGAAATAGCTTTTGATAGCATTAGTCAAGGTTTCACCCCGAAGTACAAGCATTTAACTTACGGTAAAGGCTTCATCGTCACTAAAGAAGCACTAGCTGATGAACTATACGGCCAATTGATGAGCAAGGCACGTATGCTTGCATTTTCAAGGACTCAAACTAAAGAAGTTGTTGGTGCTAACATCCTGAACCGAGGATTTAACTCTGCCTTTACTCAGGTTGATGGTGATGGTATTGAATTATTCTCTACTGTTAACGTTAATGGTCCTTCAGGCGGCACATACTCCAACAAGCTAGCGATTGATGCTGATTTGTCAGAGGCTTCACTTGAAGATCTATTGATTATCATCGGTAACGCAACTGATCCACGCGGTAAGCAAATTAAGATCAAAGGGACACGCTTAATCGTTCCTGTAGCATCTCAGTTTGAAGCGCAGCGCATCTTAGGTTCAGTATTGCAGAGCGACACTGGCAATAACGCAACTAACGCAGTGCGAGACATGAACTCAATCCGTGATGGCTTCACAGTGAATAACTATCTTACTGATACAGACGCATGGTTCATCAAAACTGATTCACCAGACGGCATGAAGTACTTCACTCGCCAATCTGTTGAATTCGGTCAAGATAACGCTTTCACCAGTGGTAATGCACGAATGAAAGCCGATGAGCGTTACAGCTTTGGATACAGTGACAAGCGCGGTATGTACGCTTCAGCTGGAGCATAACAAACAAGGGGGCTTCGGTCCCTTTTTAAACTATGAGACTTCTTAAACGACCGCACGCCGGTTCATAGGATATTTTTATGAGTAACATGACTAATTACCCTTTAGGTTTCTTGAATGGCATTACTATTCGAGGCCTTCCTTTACTTCAAACACATCCAGGTAACGTGTACTGGCTGAACAACTCAGGCGTATTACCTGATAATAGTGTTGGCGGATCAAACGGTAACAAAGGCACATATCAAAAGCCTTTCGCTACTTTAGACTTCGCATTCTCACAATGTAAAGCCGGCCGGGGCGACATGATTGTCGTTATGCCTGGTCATTCAGAAACATATTCTGCTGCTGATGGTGCTGGATTAGATGTAGCCGGTGTTGCCGTTATCGGTTTAGGGACTGGTTCATTACGGCCTAAGTTCATTCTCGATACCGCTACCTCTACAGATGTTAATGTCAGTGCTGCAAACATAACTCTCCACAACATAGTATTTGAAGCTGGCTTTGCTGATGTAGCACGATGCTTACAAGTAACGGCGGCTAACCTCCATATAGACCGGGTTGAATTCGTTGACCAAGCTTCTGCTGAGAACTTTGTAACTTACATTGATTGCCCCGGCACTACAGATAATGAAGTTGACGGCTTGACAATTACTAACTGTGTCGCAACCTCTCCTGACACAGCTAATGAGCAGTTCCTTAAAATGGCTGCTGATGTTGATCGTTTGACGTTCCAAGATAACTTCTTAGACTTGGGTGTTAACTCGGGTGAAGCAATCATTGAGACGGCGACCGGTAAAGATCTAACCAATTGCCTAATCACTGATAATAGTGTATCTCGATTGAACATATCGGGTGACATATTCATTCAGAACGATACGACTGCCAACAGCGGTATAGTTGCTCGAAACAATATCGGCCATGCTGATACTGCAGCAGCAATAATCATTGATTTGGATGGAGTGCGAGTATTCGACAACCAGTCGACTGCATCTAACACAGAATCAGGCGTTCTATCTCCTGGCGATAATGCTCAAAATCCTACAACTCTGCTTAAGTCAACAGGCTCAATGGCTAGTGGTTTCGGAACAAGCGACTCCCCGGTAACATTATTCACTGTAACAGGTGATGTAATGGTTCAGATAATGGCGTCTATTGATGTGAACGTTACCTCAACTTGTGCTACAGGGACCTTATCTGTTGGCGTACCGGGTAACTCGGCGCTTTTACTAGTGCAGGATACTGTTGATGGTTCGGCTTTCGCTAATGGTGACTCATGGTCATTGTCTGCTGCTCCAACATTAAACGGTGCCCTGATTGATACAGGCTGGGCATTTATTGGTGATGGCGGTGATATTCAGTTGATTATAGCGACTAACGATATGACAGCGGGTGATATTGATTTCTACTGCCGATTCATTCCTATGTCACCAGGAGCTTCAGTAGTCGCGGCATGATATGCGATATTGATAAAGTACGCTTTGTTGATTCTGAGGGCTCTACGATACACGCGGTAGAGCTTTCAGATCATAGAAGCGATATACACTTTATTACCATTTATCACCAGCGCACGACGGCTACAGATGAATGGAAAAGAAACATAGGGGCTGATAATTATCATAACCCCTCAATATTTCACCGAGACGATGAGAAACAAGACTGGGTTTTAAAGTATTACGACGATAAATCCTGGTCACATCATTTTCATGAAGTATTAGAACAAGCACCCACGGTGGGCGATTTAGATAAATACAAATCACGTATGTCTGATGAGCTTATGGGGAAGTTGGAAAGTCATCTCAAGGAGGAAGGTAACTTTGGATAAGGTAATACTATGGCGTTTAAATTATTGGATTCAGTTAGCGCGACGGGTGAGAGTGACTCACAGAGGTTTGCTAGATTGATCAAAGATCACACAGTGCAGACGGATATAACGGGCTCACCATCTGCAGTAACGGTCAGGTTGTTAGGTAGTTTGAATAATGTAGTTTTTTTTGAACTAGCTAGCCATGTTTTTACCGCATCAGAGATAACAGCAGGTTCAGCAATGTTTCACGTGAAAGACAAGACCGTCAGGCACGTTAAGATAGATTTGGATACATTGACTGGGGGTTCTTCGCCAACCGTTACAAGCCTTTACGAAGGCTTTGAGAGTAGGAGCTAAGATGTCCAGTACAAAAGTTTATAATTTAAATGAAACTACTGACTTTTTACTAGAAGTTGGCAAAGGTAATAAATTAGGTCACTCCTTTTCAGCTGTGATCATGAAGAACCCTTCTTGCAGCAGTACCGTTCTAAGTGATGTTTGGGGCGGCAGCGGGAATATGATCCTACCTTCAGCTGCTGAGAGCTGGGAGATTGTAAGCAGTAGTGTCAATGATACCGCAGCCGGTAGTGGTGCAAGGACCGTTTTAATTAGTAGTTTAGATGACGACTATGGTGTTCAAACACCTCAAGTTGTAACACTCGACGGACAAACACCAGTTGCTTTGACGGGGACACATTTCAGGCCTCACCCTCTATCTGCTACTAGCACCATATTCGTCTTAACAGCAGGATCAAAGGAGACTAACGAGGGCCTAATAACACTCAGGGTGTCTGGCGCGGGGGCTACTCGATCAGTAATTCTGGCTGACTCTGGTGCATCTGATGCTGGGTCCATATCGGAAGATTCTCAGATAGCTGTACCAGCAGGCGTGACCTTATTTGGTTTAAAAGTAATCATTGACTGGCCCGTTAATCAATCTGGCGATGTAACCACTTCGATAAAACCTTTCGGTGCAGACACTGCTAGGATATCAAGCGGTAGATTACCTCTATACCAAAATGTTCTTGATTTAAATTTTCGGGCTCTTTTTCAATTTACAGAAAAAACAGATTTTTCATTCAGGGCGTTGTCAACAAACTCTGGCTCTGAATTGAGCGTGATTGAAGAGTTTTTGATTGTTGAAAATGAGTTTTTGGATTTAGACGCTATCAATTTCATGTTTGGGATGTGACTTATGACTATAGGATCAAATATAAATGTAGTGCCTACGTCAAATATAGACACGATCGCGGTTAATGAAACGACGGCTATCAAGGCACTAGATGCCTTAGTTGATGACGAGATCCACATCGAAGCGAACGCCATAAACTTCACTGATGTAATTTTGTGGGTGAGAAAGTACCCAGCTACAGATGATAATCTTAAACGTGGTATCCCTGTATTCCCTGGTGACACTTACCCTATTGCTAAGCGGGCTCAGTTATATAATGGTGAATATTCAATGATACTGGGCGAAGCTAAAGCTACTGGTGATGTTTTTATGGAGCACTTCTAATGGGTGTATTAGCAGCTTTAGACAGCATAACTCGAAAGATTCGTTTAATCACAAGCACTGACGATCGATTAGATGTTAATACGGTTGACAATGTATCCAGTGCGACTGTTTCATCGGGTATAACGTTGAACTCTTCAACATCGACTGTTATATCAGTAGCCAATGCGGGCAGGTCATTTTTCCATGCCGACGGTAATTTCAATGACAAAGCTAGCTGGATTAAGTTACAGGCTGCTTCAGTTGACAATGTCAAGAAAGGCATATTTCTAAATGAGAAAGAGAAAGGCGTTACATTCTGGGAGATGCCAGCAACTAAAAAAGTTTATACCGGTGAAATTAGCGCAATTGCTGACTCTGGAAACCCAGTAATTTACGTAACGGAGTATTAGTCATGGCAACACTTGATACAAATGATCTTGGTGCAGTTACAACCCATTTAGCAGCAACAACAGAGACCTTATTTACTTTGTATGTATACCCCTTAACTGGCACGCATGACAATTTTAGAGTCGGTTTAGAGATGAGCCCAGACAATGGAACAAACTGGACAAAAGTTCCAGAAGTTATACGTGGACTAGGATGCTTCACGGTAAGTCATGTCGCTACCAGAGTTAGAGCTGTGGTTGTCGATGTGGAAGGCGCAACATCAACTGTAACTGTAATTTTATTGGCGAGGTAATTATGTCTAGAACAATACAAACTGAGCAGCAAGAGAAAGGTAAGCAAATACCACAAGATAAGCGTAAAGCAGCGCAGAGTGGTAAGTCATCACACAAGCCAGCAGGTACTAAGAAATGAGACATACAGTGACCTTCGCAGCTGATACAACTAGGAATTTTGTTTCTAACTCGCGACGTGGACCAGAGTACAACTCGACTATCCAAAACTTAACTGGTGAATCGATTACGATCACGGTTACCAACGAAGATATACAGAGTACTAGCCCTACGTTCGATGCTCCTGCAGCTGGTGCTTTGGTTATTGCTGATGGTGCCATAGGGGTGTTAACTCAGCCCTACGACGGTTGGTTGATTACAGCTGGCGGTAGTGCAACGGGCACAGTAAATATCACAGAGTCAGGATAATGAAACGTCGAGCCAAGAACACTTACATCGAGGGTGACTGGAATGTCATTAGCGATTACTCTGGCCAAAAGTTAAAGCGGTCACAGTGTAGGTTTACTTGGGATGGGTGGCTTGTAGGTAAGACAGAATGGGAGCCTCGACAACCGCAATTAGATGTAAGAGGCAAAGATGAAGTGATAGCTGTACCTAATTCGCGACCTCGACAACCTGATAGATTCTTTGTTCCAACTAGAGATGATCTATGACAACGCCAGTATTGACAGTTAGCGCATTACAGATTATTACTCGATCACTTCGCATTATAGGAGAGGCGGACGCTAATCAACCCCTGGACGACAATCAGTTCAATGATGGCGTAGAGTCACTTAATGCAATGATAAAGGAATGGCAGAATCAAGGTATTCACTTGTGGACAAAAACAGAAGGTATTCTATTTCTGGATAAAGGTAAGACGGACTACAAGCTAGGGCCTAATGGTGACGAATGCTGTAACGCTGATGACTTTGTAAATACTGAAATGTCAGTAGCTGGTGCTGCATCAGATAGAATCTTAACACTCGACTCAACAACTGGTATGGAGGGAGCAACAGATATACTTGCTTCGGATCCATCAGAAAGCACTCAGGGCTGGACCATAGTAGCCGGTACGCTCGCAATTGTATCAACATCACTAGAGGTCAGTAACGCAGCTGCAGCCGCTGGAGAAGTAGAGAGGACGTTCTCAGGCTTAGTTGCAGGTAGATCGTATCAGGTAACTAGTGGATTCACGTTAAGCACATCACCGTCAGTGACGTATTCGATCAAAGATGGCGCCACGACTTTGGTTACTGAGACCCTAACAGCGACAGGCACATCGAAAATAGAATTCATCGCCGCGCAAACTAGCCATACTTTCGAAGTACTAAACGGTGATACCGCTGGCACAAACAAAACAATTACCACATCGATAGAATTGCTCGATAAGACTACTGGTGATTTTATAGGCATTCGACTAGACGACGGTACTCGACAATGGACCAAGATCATTGACGTACTAAGCTCCACTCAAGTTAAGAATGTCGATGCTTTGAATGGTGCAGTAGCGATCAGTAATAGCGTGTTC